TATCTCTGCATTGCCCAGGAGATACCTGAATAGTAGTCGTTGTTAACCAGGTTAATGCCAACCCATTCATATAGAGTTCGCCTAGGTTAACCATTGGAATATTTGGGCCTAAAGGTGCTGTCATTTTTCATTCCTCTTAAATTTTCACGTTCATTAATGTGGTGCTCGTCATGATGCTTCTTGCATAACCATCTCACATCGAGAGGCTTTGAATAGTCATCATGGTGCGCTTGTACTTTCATGCTGTTGCAAACCTCACATGGTTTCCGAATAAGTAAACCAGATGCAATTGCATTGTTTGTAGTTGACCGACAAATCTTTTTAAGTGCATAAATGAAATCTGTCTTTCCTCTGCACTTAACATGTTCTTTATTGGCCTCATACCATGCATTGTATCTAGCTCTATTCCCTTCCAAATCCTGATGCGTGGCTCGATATTTCCTAGCTTCTGCAGCTTTGCAAGAGTGACAATAATAAGCCTGTCCTGGCGGCCTTTCGGCACCACATGGGCATAACCCTGTTTGATGCTTTTCAACACGGCCTGAATCCTTAGCCCATTTTTTTCCTTTCTCAGACCGGCATTTATTACAGTAAGTTTGCTTAGGGTTTTCTTTAGTAACCCCACAGCACGTGCAGTCAAGCCGTTTAGGGGCACTTCTAGGAGGTTTCCCTGTCGGGAGTCTCTCTTGTATTCCTTTAGATCTTCTCCACTCTGTTTTGCAACTCTTACAGTAACTAACATTTGCACACTCTGGTTCCTTTTCCTGCTTACACTTGCTACATAAGGTAGACCTTGCCATTTTTTGTACCCTCAAGTTATAAAAAGAGGTTTCTATTCTATAACTTTTCAGGTACAATTACTACTACATCAAGGACAATTCTTCAACGCTTTTTTAAAGCGGGAAGATCATAGATATAGCATATTCATCGACTAATGTGCTTCCCCATATACAATCATGTACCATCCCCCTCTGATTTTGCCCGAAAAGAGAACCGTAGTACTGTCTAATACTGACGCCAGTATCTGGGTCATGGTCGCTGCTTGTTGGGAATGGAACTTCTTCTGGTAACTTAGGCATAGCTAAGTAGAAAGCATCGCCGGTATAAATCATGCCGGCTCTATGTGATGGTAGAACTAGAACTTGCATTCCAGGCTGGATTGCATTGTTTAAATTCTGGTCATTGGTTTGAGCGGCTTGAAGTGGAGGGTAGATACTTACCGTTACTTGTGAACCACCAGTTGACGCAGCATCTGCAGTTGCTCTGAACTGTACAGGAACGGCCGACACTTTGTGACCTACGAATGTAAGGAACCTTAAGTTAGGTTGTCCACTAACTCCATCTTGGAACTGGAACTTATCGTAGTTCTTTACAGAGTTAAGGTCAGTTGCAGCATGTGTGCCACTAAATGTGATAGCAATAACAGCGTTATTGGCATCTAGTGTTGTGCTTACAACAGTTAGCGTGGTCTGAGTCTGACCTTCAGTTCCTGCAATATGAACTGGCAATAAGTTAGATGTAAACCATTCGCAATTAGAGAAATTACCTAGTTCCCATGAATTAGCGGATATATCATTTCGTTTTTCAGCAAACTGAGCTAACCCTGAATTGATGATGTTAGGAATTGCAGTATCTTGCAAGAAGCCTTTAGCCATACCTTTAGCAGAACCGTAGTTGCGCATTTGGGCCAATGCTTGTGCCAATTGCTGATAGGAGTTAATCGCACTCAAACCATTTCCATAGAATCTATAGGTATGGGTTAAACAATTAAGAGCCACATTAGATTCAATTTGAGCGGCCAATTCTTCGATAGCTGACTTACCAAATCGACTCATATAATCTTCGACATTAAAAATAAATTGCTGCGCGGTAAAGCTGTAAGCTGTGTTCGCCGCTTGGTCAACAGTCAAATTCTGCACTCTTTGGTCTGCAGATTGGAATGCGGCAACTAGAGTATTCGTTGTCGTGAAACGAGGGGGCAAATCAAAAGTAACTGTGTCACCTAAATTAGCCACTAAATTTTCGAAGTTCTTGAACTTAGTATTTGCTTCATGAACAAAACAATTCAAATTTTGTAGATATGCCAAACCAGACATTTGATAGGTTTGGACTTGTTGCAAAATATTGTTATTTGCGACCATTGGTAAAAACCTCACACAATAGAAAAAATCCTTTACGCAGTAAAGGCATTTAAAAGGTAGGAATTACCCTCGTAAGAGTGGTGACTTCTTTAAATCCCGTAATGTTTTAATGCCAGTATCTGCACCAACAGTAGAAGATTTAAGTCTGGAGAGAGGCTCTTTAACGCCAGGGTTTTGCTGCATTGCTTGCTTATTTTCTGTAATCGATTTAGATAGATTTTGCATCATCTCCCGAGCCATATCGGGATCAGTTTTAGCCATCATATCTATCTGCGCCAACTTATGAGGGTTCTTTCGAAGCTCATACATAACTTCAGGCGTGTTATCCACTTCAGAGGCAAGAAACACAGTGTTAGCGAAATTTGCGGGTTTAAAGTCTTTCATTACTTCGTTAAAGTCGTCATAGACTTCAGGTCCTTTACCGACCTTTAAGAAGTAATTTTGGGCTACCTGTTCCATGGCAGATTTGTGTTCGGCTTCCATTTGTTCGCGATACGCACGCTCTTGCTCTTCACGCATTTGTTGCATGATTTGATTCTTCATTTCCTCAGGGTTCACACCTTGTTGCGGCATGCCGCCTTGTTGGGGTAAAGGTTGTCCTTGAGATTGTGAATCATCAACTGGGCTCATTCCGCCCATAGCTTGAGTTTGTAACGCTGCTTCCATTTCCTGCCTTACTTTCTGTTCTGTAGCAAATTTAGCTTTCCGAATAAGTTCGTTAACTCTAGATTCCGGCAACATCTTTTCGGATGCAACCTCTGCTGGAGCCTCTAAACCTTCGGCGACTACACCTTCATCCATTCCTTTGTCTTCCCACGTTTGCCCCGTGACGGTGTTCACCTCTGTTACGCTGAGTTCTTGCGGCCATTTGTAACCCCATTGGCTGGGTATTCACCGGGTTAAGGCCCGTCCTATTACATGAGTGTACATATGCTTAATTAGAAAAGCAAGTAAATACACTAAAATATTTTGTGATAGAATTCCTGTGTGAGGGCAAACGGTATCTGGTCTTTTGAAACATACCTCAGGTGAGAAGGGCGCCCTCACAGCCAAGTCTTTGTGACCATCAATAGTTATTAACCTTAATGAGATTGTGATGATAGATAGGTACGAATTTAAAATAAGATATTTTGAGGAGACCGGAAAGTGGCTTACTGAAAAAGGGTTGAATGAGGAATATGAAACCTATATTAGACGCGAAGAAGAATACAGGCAAGAAATGATTGAAATGTTAAAAAATGATTAAATGTCCAAAATGCGAACATGAATTCGAAGAGGTCAAGGATTATTCCGAAGAGGATATATTGTCAATTAAAGACTATCAAAAATCTGGTCTTGAGTACATGAAGCGCAGGATGAGATTTTCGGGTGAGATAAAGAAAAATCAATCCCCTCCATCCCAAACCAGCAATAATACACTTCCGTAGACAATAACAAAGATAAAAAACCCATAAAACATGAACTTTAATCTAATATCCATTTATTTCATTTTCTTTTCCCAAGAACCTTGTTTGCCTTAGCATCTATCTTAGCTTTTGTTGATTCAGATATCTTGCCCTTATGTTCCATCTCGGATGCTCGTGCCTTGGCATTTTTTGCATGGCTTTTTGAATTTAAGGGATATTTTCTTTCAGAAGGTAAAGCAAATTCAGTCTTGGGTAGCTTGTTCCTTGCCTTGGTTGTTAATTTGCTCATTAAATATCTCCAGATAATTCGCCAGTTTCCTAAACAATATTATATCATCTTTTAGCAATCCAAGGACTCTATTACATCGATCACATAACCATCCTCTGAATAAACCTGAACCATGACAATGATCAAATACAATCCTAATATGTAACTCATTGCAAACTTCACATAAATCAGGTTTTTGACGACCAGCAGTACTAACTCTCTGTATGTCTCGTCTTTCCTTCCATTTCTTTAATCTTTCTTTTTCTTTTTCCGGGTTTGTGACTCTCAATCTTTTTTTATTTTCCCTATCTTTTATTCTAATAAAATCTATATTTTTCTCCCTCCATTTCTTAGATCTAGCGGCAACTTTTTCAGGATGTTTTTTTCTATATTTTTGGGCCTCAATAGTTCTGGCTCCTGGATTATTCTTTCTCCATTCTTTTGTGCGTTTATAAGCAGTTGCACGCTTTAAGCATTCCACACAAGAACCATTACTGATCATTCTTTCAGAAATATGACCCTTTAGACATGGTTTTCCAGTAAAGTAACGAGTTAATCCAAGCTCAAATGCTTCTCTAGATTTTATAATTTCCACAACATCCTCCGGTTGAGGATATTTTAATACAAAATAATGCCAAAGACAATCTTATTTTTTCTTATTTTTAATTAACTTTTCAAATTTCTTTCTATCCTTTTCAGTCAATTTAGCCATTTCAATCTCCTGTTAAATTAAGGTGCCCAGCACATAGAGAGAGTTAAGATTGATACCTAGAAATTAATATCGGTATTTTGTCACTCCATATGCTGAACATAAACTACTCAATAATGTCTATCTCCATATTCTGACCCTCTCGATGATGTTTAGCAATATCGAGCGCCACATCTATTGCCTCACGCGACATTTCGGCGCCAACTCGCTCTTGCTCAATAGCTTGACTTATCTTTCCGCTTTCAATGTCTGCCATAAGCTTAATGAATTGTAGTTGCACCTTTTGTTTTTCTACAGCTATCTTAGCGGCTTCTACAGACATCTTACCTTGGTCTGCCTCTCGACGCTGTTCGGTTTGCATCTGGGTTTTTTCTAATTCCATCTTAGCGAACTGCTCAGCGTCACTTGGAGGCGGCGGTTGCTGCTTCATAGCTTCTTGCTCTTTCATAAACTCTTCGGCTTGAACCTTCAAGTGGTCAATGCCGCGTATATCCATGTTATCGAGAAGAGTCTCAAGACCTTTCTCATTAATGAAGGCCGCAAACATTGGACTAGCTTGCATCATAGCTGTAATCTCTTCTAACGCCATTTGCTTTTGAATGTTAGAGTTTACGCCAGCTTCAACCTTAACACATAAGTCATTCGGGTCATAGTTCATCATGATAGCATCGCGTTGTGTGGAGTCATTGATAAGCTGATATGAACGCTTTCCATTAGATTTCATAATTGGTAAACTTCGTGGCGTTCTATAATACTTTGGAATCAAATCAAGCATCACTTGAGCGATTCTATTCAAACCTTTGATGTATCCCATTAGATAGGGCATTGCGGCGCCATTAGACTGTAGTGCGCCTTGCTGAATGGCCTTTCCGCTCATTGCATCCTGCTTAACTGCAAGTGCCGTATCATAGCTGCCCAAAATCATCTGAGTCGTCTGGTCAGAGCCACTGAATATGGCTTGAACGATAGCCGGAGTCTCACTCCTTTGAATTTCTTGCGGAGGGGGCAACGGTACATCTGGGTTTTTATCGAAAAATGCATTGTAGACCAATACGGACATAACCTGAACGTTTTTGTACGCATCTTTGTATTCCTCTGGAATAGATTCTAGAGCTACCTTGAACTTATGCATGACCATGTTTTGAATTTCAGCACCCAAGGTCTGCCCTGCAAAGTTCTTCATCTTTTGAATGCCCATAGCATGATACACAAAAGGTCTGGTCATCTGGTAGGTAGCGCCGTTCTCGGCATCTTGCATGTTGATAGAGTTTCCATCAATGAAGATTAAAGGCAAAAACTTATAGTCTGTTTCTACATAATCCAATATGCCAAGCTCACAGAAACGATAACGGCAGATTGTCTGAATGACTGTACGCCTCTCTTCGATAACGATTGGACATTGCTCAATGAAGCCCGCATCATTCCACATATCTTGTAAGAGTTTGTAATCATGCTTTGTGATTATGTGACCATTAGATAACTTAACAATAGTTATCTTTTTGTCCTTTTTCTCATAGTAGTCACAAACCAAAACGATTTCTTGTTCAGCATTTTTATATGACCAGTTAAAGTCATTGTCAAAGTCTCTTGAAAAGTTAAAACCTTTAGTTTGGATATCCGGAAATTCGGCACTAAATTCTTTCAGGGTCCACGGAACAATCTTGAAGCAATAGCGACCATCTCCTTTGTGAGACTCTCGAGCTAATGGGTCAAATCCGGTTAAGGTTGGGTCGAATACACGCTCTATCTTAATCTTTTGCTCAAAAGACATTTCGTTTACATAGTCAGTATATATCTCAACAACTGAATAGCCACCAGCCAACAAATCAGAATAGATATTATATTCCAAAGAATCATTCGAAGCATCGAAAAAAACCTCTCTTAAATGTGCCTCTAAAACTTCCATTGTTGCCATGAATTCTGGCGTCAAGGAATCAACTCGAATACCATCAGCAGCTCTTACGTTAATAGAGGGTTCTTGCTTAGCGAACTCTCCGCGCAACCTAGATATGATGGCCTCTAGAATGTTAAATTCTATTGGCGGTTTCTGTAAAGTCCTAAGATTTTGAATCGTCGGGTCATCAAGTGCCGTCTTAAAAACAAAGCGAACAAACCGATGATAACGCTTTGCGTTGTCTTCAAAATAACCATGGGCATCAGCCACATTTTGTTTAATTTCTTCTAATCTATCGGCATGGACTTGTGCGACTTTATGCATATCAATATCCTAAATATCCTATTCGGGCGTTTAATTCGTCTGCAAAAGATTTCTGAAAAGTACTAGAGGTTTTCTTCGCTTCAAAAGCAGAAACTGGCAGTGCAAATGTTAGGCAAAGAGCGTCTGCTTCATCTGAAGACCTTATCCCGCGTCTCTTCATATCTTCCTTGCGTTCCATGACTAGTCTTGAGTTTGAATCAAAACTATATTTTATACCACAAAGGTCTGCGTGTAAAGAATCGACATCCGGAATAGTGCATGGTTCTTCACGCATCCATTCCTTACAAAGCGCCCACATCTCAGCCCGTTTATTAAGGTATCGTTTACCATCAAGTGGCTTTGAACCAGCGTTAACAGCGACTACAATTTCCTTGTATCCGAGCTCTCCTAATCGGTCCACGACACCGGCCCCTAATCCGCCGACATCCACAAAAACACGAGTGGGATTATGTTCTCTTATGAGCTGAACGAGGATGCCTGTAACCTCCATTGTATCTTTTTTAGTATAGCTTTGAAGTCCAAATGCAACTCGTCCTTGTCTAATAATGATTGATGTGCGGTCATCACCAAACCTGGCAGGGTCACATGCTAAAAGCAAAGGTCCAAACTTTTCAGCTTCCGTATCTTTCCTGGCTCTCATGACAATACCAGAATCGATAAATGTGTTTTCGCCCGTAAGAACAAAAGCCTCTGTGCTACAACATGGGTATTCCTGGGCGAAACTTTTCTCGCCGTCTTGACCATTAACCGATAAGTCTACGACCTTGAATCGGCGCCAGTTCAGCTGTTCATTTGTTAGTCCGTAATTATCTTTTAATGAAATCTCATATTCACTTGGCGTGAATCCGTGGCAAACTTCACGCTGGTATTCTGGCTGCCAAAACCATGGTACAAAGATAGCGATGAAATCTGACATTCCAGCTTCAGCTTTCTGCCACATTTGATGAAAGTAATTTCCGACACCATTGGCGGTAGATTCGAGAATGATTTCAGTACCAGGGGCATCAGGAACGGCTTGCAAGATACCTTTAGCGTGCTCAGAAGCGTTAGCCCAGAAGGCGCACTCACTTCCATGAAAAAGTTGTATAGTCGATGACCTTCCGACTGATTTGTTTTCTGCTGTTCCAATCTTATATCCCGAATCTAAGCCACCAAAAATGAGTTCCTTGGAGTTATTTGTAGAAACTTGAGGTCGCACCAAAAGCGGTGTATTTTCGTAGAACCTTTGAGCCATTTTGTACAGATTGTTTGTAGCGTCCAAGGCGTGAGTCAGGATGAAACATTGTGTACCACGGTTGTATGTCGTTCTATGATAGAAGCGGCCGCCAACATAGGTTGAGCATCCCATTTGACGACCTTTTAAAATCAGAGCTCGAACTTTTCCGGTCTGTCCTTTCTGGAATTCAAGTTGTTTGTGAATGTATTGTTGAGCTAGATTTAATTCAAAAGGTTTTATCTCACCTAACTTAGTTCGAATGCCAAGACATTTTATGGCGTAGTGAACAAAGTTATCCTTTAGCTTTTGCCGAATAGATATTTCATCATCGGTCATTTTAGAACATCAAGCGAGGCTTCATGGCTAATCGTAGTAACTTCTGTAAAAGTTTTATCACCAAATCTTCTAGGCTTGAGTCTTGCTGCTTGCCAATTGTATTGACGAATAGCTTCTCTCCCCCATGGTACGAGCTCAGGGTTTGCTTTCATTTCGTCTACAACATCTAGGGTTTGTTCGTTCAATGTTAAAACTTGATTTTGTTTGGCTAACTCATACATCTCTCCAAACTTTGGGTTCTTGTGTATCCGCTCATAGATGCAATTCATAGCTGGCCAATGAGAATTATTCGCAACACATCTTTTAAGTGACATAGCATTATTTGAAATATAATCTGCAATTTCGCTTTCTAATTCTGGAGTCCACGGAAAAGGAGGTGCGCCATCTTTGGGAACGCCTGTTGAAATTTCGGTATTGATTTTGTAAGGACTTTTTGGCGCTGATTTTCTTTTTGCTTTTACCTTTTCAATCAGAGTTTTTTCCTTTGCCATAATTCCATCCTTGAATTACTTTGATGATTTTGTGTATTTTCGTTTTAATCGCTCTAGGTTAACCAAATCGGTATTGCTATCTTTGGGTTCGACGGTCTTATGCATGGCTTCTTCTTCGACTGCGAGTTCCAAGGTTTCAGTTTTTCCAATGTGGCCGCCTTTCATCGTCAAAGCATCGGAACTCCATGAATCAGTTGGTTTAATTTCTAAAGTTTCAGTTCTTACAGAATGCTCTGGTCTGATTTCCAGAGTTTCAACTTTTGGTTCCACGACTTGTTCCACGGCCTTAATCTCAACCGTCACAGGTGCCAAGCCAGTTCCCTTACAAGTTTTACACTCAACCTCACCCATGAAGCCCATGCCCTGAATCTTTTTCTGTCCTAGACAAGATAAACACAACGCCATTCCCGACTCCCTGTTTTTAATCCATGAATATATAGTAAGTGTATGTACTCACAAAAGTCAACATTTTCAAAGGTTATGGCAAAAGGGGCCAAAAAGGATAGGTTTTGCCATAACCAAAATTTAAGCGATTAGAGCGCCGATCTATACCGTACCCTAAGAGACATATAGGTTCGAGGTCGATCGTTCAATGTACCCCACTAGAATTCAATATTTTGGCATATTAAAACGAATGTTTGAGTCGAATATGTTAAGAATCGGAAAGTGGCATATAAGAAAGTCGCCCAACCTTTGTTAATGGTATAATTAAAAACCCTTGAAACCCCGACGACAAAATCGGGGTTAATTCGTGGAGAGACATCACTAAGGTTATGACGCAAGGGCTGAGACGTTTTAAGCCTCAGAACTTGAGTATATCTCTAAAACATTAGGAGCGATACGCTTGGCAAATTCACGGTTTGATTCAGATTTTGTTTTTGGAAGTCGAAGCATTCCTCGAATCATATCCATGTAATGTTTTTCAACTTCTTCGGCTGAGCGCTTTACCGAATCAACTTTTTGCTTGAAAATTTTTGCACTTTCTTCCAGCTCACGTAGAACAAGTGAGTCTTCCGGCTTAGTATGGGTCGTCATGATTACCTCCTTCTTTGCGATTGGTTTCAAATTCCAATTCAGTTCAAGA